GTTTTATTGTATTTTAAAGTCTACCGACTTTGACCCAATTTATGCTTGTGGATATGAATCATATTTATACACTGTTGGTACATTAAGAAAAAACACTAATGAAAAATCAGTGCCTGCAGACACGTAGGAATCAATATCTATAATAGATGTAACTCCTATATATCCTCTATCCTCCGCAACAGTGTGTAAACACTCAATTTGCATAGTATCGGTATCTGATTCATCTAAAGGTGTACCATCAGTTCTTTTTAATGGGTCATTAGACATGAACTTAAATTTACTGTACATAGGTAAGGATACCATATCACCTGCAAGCGATTTCTGATTTATGACAGTTAAACCTGCCATACCAGAACTTTGTTCAGATGTATCTACAAATCTACGCATGTATCTCCAACGCTGCGTTGTGACATCATCAGTTTGAGTAGATATTCCACTTACTCTAGTTTTCTTCAAACGTGTTGTAGACAACGATATATTTGAGTTTGTGGATGGATTAAACGCATAATGATAAGAACCGCGTGAACCGATGAAACATTGTGAAAACCATGTCACAGCATTCCAACACACCCAGTTGTATGGGAAAGGGATTGCAACTTTTAATCCAGTTGCATCACTATCTCCATTCGGGTCAAAACCAGGATATTGTGGACAACGACCCAAAGTCCATAGACTAGTCACATAAGAATCTCCCACGACATCGAGTGTATATGCAATTCTCTTATATTTAGTTGATCTTCTCATCAACTGTCTTAAAGAAACAACAGATTCACCCATATAGATGAGATTTATACTATCATCTGCCACTGATTTTTTAACTCCAAGCTGAAATTCCGCTTCATTGATATCAAATTGCATTTCACCACTTTGGACTCGATAGGGCGAATACAATGACGAAATGTTTCTAGGTCCTGCAAACTCTAAATTTTCACAACCTGATACGTAAACCAACACACCAATATCAGCGCTAGCAACGGGTGATGTTTGTTCATTGAGTACTCGAAGAGTTAATACACCATTGTAACGTTCGCCCGATCCTGAGCTGCCAGTATCACTACGTGCAAATTGCACAAAATCACTTTGAGTGGTATCTAAGTAACTAGTTGGTTGTGTATATGGTATACAAACCTCAACTTCAGTTTCTTTGGATATATCCACAATGCGAGTGTACGTTTCAGTTGTGTAATCTCCGGTAACACCAATATCACCGATAGGATCCCAATTGATTCGTACTCGCCCTGTGTGATATGGTGAACAAATAAATTTGAATTTATATTTTATGTCGCCACGCCAATAACTGAAGCATTGAGAAACATGATTCATAGGTGTTGAAAAGATAGCAGTCTCTGATGCAAGTACTTCTTTATCCAGCAGCATGGGACTTACCTTGCAGAAAAATAAACTAGTATCTTCTACGTCAGCAACAGTCCAATCTGTTTTGAAAATAAATGACTCTCTACCGCAAAAACTTGAAATAAGTAACTCGTCTTCAACATTTCCTCCAGATATTTTTCCATCAATTGATAACTCGTTCTTGGCATCTAACGTCAATTTCTCAATCGGTGTACCTATATCTGTAGCAGCTAGATTTGGAAATGGTTTGGGTCTAAATGAATGTACATCATCTATGACTGGCACATCTGTATATCCAAATAATGAAGCAATGTCGGAAACAGCTCCAGCTGCATACGAAGTTGCTGTAGCAAAAGGTCCTATGATAGGTAATTTGCCTAGTTTGCCCATAGATCTAGCTATCGCAGAAGCAGGTTTGGATACGGTACCTTTATGAGAATACTCATCTTTCCCTGCTTGCACAGCCAATTTAATAGTTGGACCAGCAACTTCAAGGTCCTCCGCCCAGGCATAAACCTTAATATTGATACTTTCTGTTGTTAAACCATTTGCGTTTCTAAGTACTGTAAAAGATTGTAAATCAATAATACCCATATCGTCCAATTCAGCAGAACTAGTTGCATTAACCCAATTTTTCTTGTTTATGAAGGGCAAAACCATTTCTCCGCCTTGATTATTTTGTGGATACAGGTAAATGTGAGGACGTTGTGATAATGGTATATTTTCATTGCGAGCAGCATTTGTCAATATCAAAGCTGGTTGATATTCAGCATATGGTTGATAAGCCACCAAGCAACATCCATAATAAAATGGTGAAGCATTGATGACAAACTTTAGGTGTAGATTACACCTGACCATGTAATAGTTATCGAGTTTCTTTTTAATGGAAGTTTTGTCAAAAAACAAATTCCATGGTCGAAAAGTACTAGTAGCTGCTGATAGGTGGGTCCCTATTTGCCAGGATTGTTCATAAATCTGAACAGGTCTGGTTAAGAAAGAACCCAAGTCAATATTCTGAGATGAATCAACTTTCATGTAAGATAAATCATGTGGTATTGAGGAAATAACTTCCTCCTCGCCATCGTTAAATCCCACATTCTGCACCTGTGAATCAGAAGTTGTATTCACTGGAGATACATCTATTCCCTCTTCACCAGATTGAGGTTGAAAATTATTTAAAGTGCAATCAACGCACTGTTCTCTTTGACAACAATTGCTGCCGATGATTAAATTTAATGCTTTTTTAGGTAGAGCAAAAACTACATCTTGTAAGGATAATTTTCCCATAACGTCATGAACAAATAGTCCCACACCTTTACCACCCGTAGGTAGACTTACTATCATAGGTCTCAGTCTGTACATCCATATTACGTTGTTACATATGGACGTTCTGTTATGTACAAACATCTGTGTGGACACAAGCGCTACGCTTGTGAGTTTGATATTCTTTAATTGTCAATGGAGCAAGGACGATATGCTCCATCTATTTATAGAGTTTAAGAATAAATAAGAATTTCTCTTTGTTTGTAGTATTGTGTAGACTAACACAATCAAATGGATCCATTTTTCAATAAAATTGAAGCAAAGGACTAGAATTACTAGTTGGATCACTTCCTTTGTCGCTCTGATTAATTTGTTGGTAACATTCTTGCAAAAATACAAGTCTATAAAAATAACACTAAACCGTAACCAAATTGTAAAAAACAACTTGAAATACAGGAGAGTCCAACAAAATAATATCCATAAGAATCTATAAGCAAAGAATGGATCACCTGGTGATGTTCCATTATTATGCATTTTGGCACACTTCATCAAATTTTCATATGCTGGCACTTCATTAAAAGTACAGATTCCACTTTGAGGAACAAAACATTCCTCAAATGTTTTGCATTTACTTGAACTTTTCTTAAATCTCATACAAAGTTCATCATATTTTGGAAACGTATCAACATTCACATAATCATCCCATTGAAGTTTATCAACAAGTTGTAAAATCATTGATCTTTTATCTGCAAAAGTTTTCTTACCATAGAAGAAATATTCTTGTAGTGCCGTACATAATACTGATACACCTTGATATTCTTCTGTAACAGCTTTGGATTTAACCCACACGGTTAACATTTTTTCAATTGAATCGTGATCTAATGGTCCCATCATACATTTCATATCTTCGTCATATCTCCACGTTCTCTTTAAGAAAGATGCCTCATTAATATGTATAAACGGTACACTCTTAGCTTCCTTATCTGCCATGGTGTAGACTATATCAAGGGTGCTAAAGATCTCAGATATGGCTGTATGATTAAACCATTCACACTCCTTACTCACTGACATAATATTGTCATCACCATAAGTCATCAGTGCTACATATGTTCCAAATGTAGTAACATCTTTTACTGGGTTAAGAAGGTAATATGCATAACGCATTCGAAGTGAATTCACAATACTATTAAGTATCACAGTTAGTGGATTGCCGGATGGATTCGATCCAAACAATTCAACTAGGTCACCATTGAAATCAACCACTGCAAATGCTGTATCTTCTGCGATACCACGTATTACAGTAATATCTTCTTCCGTGTAATTTCCTGATAGTTTGCAAAAATGTATGATAACATCAAAAGCAGCCAAAATTTCCTTTGGACTCATTTTCTTGTCATAAGCCTTATAATCACCAGCAACGATGCGATCAACACCATGTTCCACAAGATAATCGTATATTTCTTGCCATTCTAGTGATTGTGCAACAGTGCCTGGTGCTGCTTCAAAGGCTAAACGCTCGTTTTGTAATAATCTACAAAACGATAAAAGATATTTTCTCACAACAACACACCAATCAAAAGGTGCTCCCGTAAATACACGTGTTTTCTTAAGTTTCGCTTTTTTAAATGAAACAGGTTCATCTTTAAGATGTGCACAAAAATTAGGGTGACAGCGTTGGCCCTGTTTGTATGTGGTTATGATTGCATCGATTCTGTCCTCAATTTCTTTGTGTGAAATTTCTACTGGGTCTTGCATACCATGAGCTGGAGGTATAGATTTAAGAAAGAACTTTTTTGATTTCTTCCACGGATTACCTGCACTGGTGTTTCTATTGATTTTATCAATATAAGCAACTTGAGCACCATTGATAGCAGTAAAATCATCCAAAACCATAAGCATGTCCTTTACATTTTCCAAATTCACCACTCGTATGATATCATTGACGTATCCTTCAACACATTTATCCATAATAGATGTATCAAGTGCTATGGGTTTAACAATATCTAGAGCCGCAATTCTCCAAGGTTCATATGAAGTCATCTCTGGTTGTGTAAATTTAACTACATACTCTCTGGGTAGAAATTTTTTCATAGGTGTTGTTGTAACTCGAGATTTACTTTTCCCTCTAAAGTCTGTAAAAGAGCCATACACATTTATATCACCTTCGTTAATATAACGAAAAACGGATTTTTTGTGCAGGTCCACAACTGGTCGTTTCACACTTTCTGAGCTGATAAGATCAAAAGCTCCACTTTGTATATTGAAATTGGATAAGCGATCATAAATCTCAGTGATAAATTGTGCATCCAGAGCATTCGCAGACACATGAAAACCAGACGTCATATCTAGTAGCATATGCATGCCCAGTATGCTGTAACCAAAGTCACTTTCCACTATAAGTGGTGCCCCACAATCACCAAATTGCGTCGAAGCATTACAGACAGATTCCCATAAAGAAATCTTGGCATCAATTTTAGCTTTAGGAAATTTCAAATGTTGTTGTTTGGTCAATCTCACATTCTTAAGAGTATACTCAATATTTTCTCCCTGTGGTGTTTTTGAAACATATCTTCCATTGAATATTCCAGACTCTGTATTTTTGAGAAAGTACTGTGTAATTTTCTTTTTTGGAGGTAATTCACGTATCGTGATAATAGCAATATCTTTTCCTGGTATACGATGAATATCTTTTTCTGAAAGTAGAATTTCAATATTGGAGTTTAATCCAAGTTTTGATTCAGATACTAATCTGCACTTTCGTGCAACATCGCAATTAGGTATAGAGTGATTACAAGTTATGTAGATATGACCCCCAAGTCCCAATAATTTACCGGTAATTCCTGAGTTGCCAACCGTGTGAGTAACTATGTGTACTACATTATTGCTAATCTTTTTGCAGAAGGCGTCAAAATTCATACTCTTGGATGAAGCACTCTCTCGTGTAAAATCTGCACTTGACAATTCAAACGCATTATTATACCAAACATTTTCACGACCATCACTCTCTTGTAATGGTCTGGTTCCAATTTTACCCGACACGTCACCCTGTGCAACGCGTTTATCTGGTCTAGTTAACTTGTAGACACATAAAACTGCTGTTATTGCTGTTATCAATAAAATGAGCTTCTTTTTATTGCCAAAATGGCTTTGTACACTTTCTCCCATTTGTTCCCAAAATTCCGATGTGCTTAATTTATCTACTTTTTCAAGTATATATTCTCTTTTTTCCACATATGATTTATTGAAATTGTAAATTTTCATATAGGTATCGAAAATCGTTCTACACAACATTATATCTGAAGCATAGAAGATCATAGCTAATACCCAAAGTATTAAGAATTCACTCATTATCTCTTCACCACATTGAACTTGTTTATTGCAGAGGGAATCTGGTAGATTACAACACAAACATAATTCTTCCTTTTCCATTAACTCAACACATTTAGATACTCGCTTTTGATCTTCATTAAATTTACAAATAGCTTTATCAAACCAAATGAGTAATTGTCGGATATCGATACCTTCGTGTATACGTTCAAAAGTTGCATAAACTCTGCCTGATGAGGCAGGTCGTGGTACAACCAGATCAATATCAAAAGTCCACAAATCTGGATAGGCACAATCTTCTGGCACATTGGAAGTATTCAACATACCTCGCTCATCCAAATACTCTTTTCGTGGTTTTGGTGTGATGATGAAGGGGAAGCGACGTTGAGCCGCAGAAGGACACGAGAAGTACGAATACGCATTCAAATGTTTAACATTCGTGGTTGCAATGACCAGTTTACCCTTAAAGGGTGTAGTACCCTTGTTTTCAAGTGAAGCTTGATCGGGACAAAAGGCTTGATTATTCATAACCTGAATGATCACGTCTAGAGACTTAGAATCTTTCAAGTCGGGATGCTCGTTGGCCACATCATCTAAAACCAGTGTATGGCAGGATGATACAAAACCATCCCAAAATTTTGCAGCAGGATTTCGTGTGAAACGAAATTGTGATTCAGTAGACAATCCTTCATGTTTAGCAAAATATGTTGCCAAAATTGCTGTTACAGTAGTTTTACCAATTCCAGAATCTCCATATATCAACAAACCGAATGGTGCTTTTCTATTTTTACGAGCAGCTGATCTGGTATTCAAATCATCTCTCATCATGTTCATTTTCATATAAGTCTCTTTAATAACAGATCTTTCTTGACTGTTAAGACAAAATGAATATTTGTTCACACTGCATAATTTCTCAATAGTATTATCGAGTAAAGCACGAAAACCACTCTCAGTGAATCCATGATCTTCTGGATTATTCAATAGAGGAAATTGTTGTTGTAATAATCTACAATCATCAAATAATTTTTTGTATTGACCACCTGAATGAAACATTGTAGTTATATCTTTAGTTATATAAACTTGATATCCTCTTTCTGCAATAAAAAGAATAGTTTCACAGAGAACGTAAAAGAAATCTGTTCTACTACTGTATTTTTTCTTCATAGCAGCTTTTTCCAAAGATGTGTAGCACATAAAATCCATGTTGATTCCCAATTTATCAAAAATTGATAATGATGTCATATACAAGATACATTTATGTATTTTGGTCATTATGGGACTGGAGAAAATATTCTTCATGCCACTCAAGCATGTGCGCAAATCTCCAATGTGATCTTCAAAACTCTGTACATCCATGTCACGTAATATACTCGTTATATAAGGCATCGCTCTATCTTTGAGTGTGTGATATGTTGATTCATTGAATCTCAATTTCATGAAATTAGCACAAGCTCGCAATATAATTTGCATTCTTGACATGCCAACTACTTCTTCGGTACAGTATTTCACAAAGTTGACCACATCATCTATCATTTTCACGATATATTTCTCATTGTCAACTTGTTTCAATTTATTCAGTCTATAAAAAACCGATCCAAATTGTGGACGCATCTTTTTACGTCTTCGCATATCAACTACATCTCCAAATTTATTGATGTAATAGTTGGTGTTATCTCTTAATAGATAAGTTCTTCTTCTCTCACTCTCAGCTAAGAGTGAGGTTAAAGTGCGTGATTCATTATTCTTGAAATTATAAAGACTATTAAAAGTCTCTTCTTTAAGCAAATCATCAAGAAATTCAAAATCATCTTCAAAATTCATACTCGATAAATCGAATGAATCATCAGAATCAAATGTAATTTCTCCACTCTGTGGTTCAAGATTGTGAATAGGTCGTAGATTGTGTTCTGTGAACATAATCTCGTGTAACATTAAATGTCGTGGATAGACGTGTTCATGCATAATGACAACGTGTTCTGCAAGCTGAAAATCAGTCCAATAAACGTAGTCTAAATCAAACATATTAATTAAAAAAGACATGTGTCGATCTAAAGTTGTTGTAGTGGTAAGTTGGGGATACCACTTTGCAATAACATTTTTACATTCATACATATGCAAACGATCAGAATCGAATGTACATGGTTTATGGGCAGATATTTGGTTTGCATTTTTTATATCTTCAGTGTCAAAAGACATTTTGAAGATTTCACGTTGTAGTTCTTCTGGTAAGTTGAAGAGATAATTGTCATAATTGTACGCATTTGCATTTTGTTTTTTATTTTTTTTTTCTTTATTTTTTAAATTTTTATTTTGTTTTTTATTTTTAGATTGTGAACAAGCGCTATCTTGCTCTTCATGTTGTTGCCGGGCGTTACCACGGACATCGCTTAGTTTGTTTTCGTTAGTTGTAGTCATAGTTGGGTTTAGTTTTTTAAAAGTGATCTCTCAGTTTAAACCCGTATATCAGTAAGGGGTGGATCCAAAGTCCATGGGCAAAATTTACATTGCTGTGTAAAAAGTATATAGTATTTGCCGTGTAGAGGTTCAGAGTCCTCTTCCACACTATCGAAGTTCAAAATATAATATCATCAACATAAAGATGATACAGAAACATTATAAATTATGAAACATAAAGGGTATAACAAATTAATCAGAAACGAAATCAAATTCTCTTGTAAAAAGAACTTGAGAGACGAATTGATAGTATAATAAGAATAAAATTGTGAAGTGATAACACAAATATGGCCGTTTAACAATCATATAAAAGGGCTCGATTGAGAAATACGGAAGAACCGTAGATCTGATCAAGTAAGCCTTAAATAGATATATACGGTAAGCATATAAGTGAAATATTC